CGTTGAGCCAACGCATCTCAAAGCTCGAAAACGACAGGCGGAAGCCGTGAGCGCCGTCGCACAGATCGCCGGGCGGCTGCCATGACCACGGCCGAGCGCCGCCGGCTGGAACGGATACTGGGGATGCGATGATGGCTCAATTAATCGGGGATGCCTGCCTGGGATTGCTGCTCATGCCGGTCTTCATCGGCGTTCTGCTGTTCCTCAAATTGGTGATCAAGGACATGCTCGGCATCAAACCGCCCACAACAGACGTTTAGCGACGCATTAGTCCGGATGGCCAATCATAAACGGATGGCGACGGCGCTCTTCCTCCGCCGCCTGGATCGCCGCCGCGATAGACGCAGGACTGGCATCGCGCGCCAACTGATTCGAAAGATAATGCTGGCCAGGACTGTAATTCGTTCCAGGTATACGACCCCGGATCGCCCCTCCGACCGCCCATGGCAATGCGAAGGGCACGGCGGCGCCAAGCATGGCTCCCTCTACCCCGCCTAACTGAGAACCAGCCCCGGCACTCAGGATCGAACTTCCCGCGAGCAGCTTGTTGATCGCGGTGCCTTGTGGCGAACCACTATCGGGCGGCGTACGAAGCACGCTCTGTCCGCCCCGCGCCAGGTCGTTCAGGTCGCCGTATCCTCTCCCGTAAGCATCGCTTCCGAGCGAGCGGTTGATGGCCTGACGCAGTTGCAACAGCGAGATGTTGCCTTCCGCCGCGTTCGCGCCCGCGCCACCCATCGCATCCTGGATCACGGCGGTATTGGCGAAATGCCGGTTGAGTTCCCGCCAGCGCGCCGCGTCGGCCGGGTTCATCGAAGCTTCCATTTGCGTGCGCAGCATGTCCCGGAACTGGAGGAGGTTCGTGCGGGCGGCGCCCGTCGCCGCCGGTATCGCGTCACGCACCTCGCTCATCAGCGTCTGATAATGCGGGCCGGCGAGCACCGGATTGCCGTTGGCGTCCACCGTTATCATGTCGCGGAGTTGATCAAGCCTTGCGCCTATCTCCTGCGCCGCTTCGGTCTTCATGTAGCGCAGACTTTGCCGGACCTGACCGACTTGCTGAAGGAAACCGGTCGGTAGTTGCATATTGTTGCTGGCGGCGATCTGCCCGATTTCAGTGCCGAGCGTCGTTCTGTGATCGTTGAGCACGTCAGTGGTCAGCGTGTCAGTATCGAGCCCGGCACGCCGAGCGACCGCGCGATTAACCGCGGCCTGTTGCTGCATCACGTCAGCCGAAACGCCGCCCGCTGAACCCGGCGTCTGGCCGAGCACCTGCTCGGTTTTCATGAGCGGCTTGCTGCCGGTTCGCTCGCCTGCTGTCAGCGGCACTCCCTCGGTATCCAGCATCTCAACGAGCCGTTGCCGCTCCGGCGATGTCACGGTGCGGACCGGTGTTGCCAACCGACCGGCCGCCATGCCACCAGCCGCGTTCCCCGCCAGTTCCGCGCCCGGTGCCAACCAGTCCGGCACGACACGTCCGGCGACATCACCCGTCAACGCGCCACCCGCGCCGACCAGTGCCCCGCCGACCCCGGCGGTAGCACCGCCAGCGGTCACACCGGCCGCCACCTTGCGGGCGATTTGCTCTGTCGGTGTCGTGGCCTGAACGTCAGCCAGCTTGGGGCCTGGGATGATCTGATCAGCAAAGTTAATGACGCCCATGCCGATACCTGGCTCTATCGGTTCCGGATTCTGTCCGTAAAGGTCTGCCCGTTGCGCGGGCGTCATGGGAGGATACAGGCCAGTCAGGCGCGCGCCCGCGTCGTAGGCCGTCCCGCCCACCCGCGCGATCGTGGGGCCGATCACGGTGCCGAACGGGTCGGTCGCCATGTTGATAAGCCCCGCACCGCCCTCGATCGCCCCGGCCGCCATATTGCGGGCGATATTCCGCCAGGGGCCTTCGGTTGGCGGGATCAGGTCATCAAACTTATCCCCGCCTGTCGGCGGTTTCGCTGGGATCAGGTCGGAGAAATCAACCGAGGCCATGTCAGAGCCCCCCCGGATCGACGCCGTTGTCCCGTAGCCGCTTGATCACGGCATCACGCGACGCACCCTTGCTAATCGCGTCACGGGCCGCCGCCAGCGGATCAGATGGCGCATCCTCTTGCGGACGCGCGAACCGCGTTACCACGCGCCTCGGGTCTAATTTATGCGAACGGGCCAACTCCTCATATTGATCGGCCACCGTGTTATGTGAGCGCAACTGGTTATTATAGAGGTTTCTACCCTCTCTTATAAACGATTCGCGTAGTGTTTCCGGCATGCGGGCGCCGCTCAACACACGCTCGACGGCGCCCTGCACACGTTGGCCAAAACTGCCACTGGCCGCCGCCGCCGCGAACTCGCTCTCACGAACGACACTGGTCGGGTCGAGTAGCCGCACGTAATTGTAAAGCATCGACATATCACCCGCGCCATCGTTAGCCTTTGCCGCGCTCCGGATGTTTTCAAACGAGGTCTGGACGATCCGGAAGTCGCCCGTGAGCTTCTGGAACTCGTCACGAAGCGTGTTTTCCTGATTGAACTGCCGCTCTGCCTGCTTGCCAGCCTCATCCGGTTCGGGAAGTCCGGGAATGCGATAGGCCGAGCCGTCCTCGGCGATCCGGTATCCAGTTGGTAATCCCGCCCGCTTCGCATCAGCGTCGGCCCGCTTGTCCGCCGCCTGCAACAGACGGATTCGCTCTTTCTCATTTTCGGCGGCCACGGCCTTATCCGCTCTTGTCTGAGCGTCTTTCGCGGCCTCGTCCTGCGCCTTCCGGTAATCCTCCTGTCGCCGATAGTTCGCCTCGGCTTCCGCCGCCGCGTTAGTCGCATTCTGCTGGCGCAACACGTCGTTGTGCTGCCGCAGTTGATCTATGTGCAGCATGACGGCGGCGGGCTTGGCGCCACCCGCCGACATCTCCGCGACGCTCATGGCTTGCTTCCGTGTCAGCCCGGCGAACAGACCTGACTGGATCTGAGGGTCCATGGGGATGACGCGACTCGGTGCCGGCGCGGGCTGCTGGAGCACCGGCGCCCGGGTCGCGGCACCTCCCGACGCCGTGCCTGGGGACGGTGGCGCGGCGGCGGTAACGACCGGGGGCGGCGCCAGGGGACCACTCCCCGGCAGCCTGAGCGTGATCCCCGGAATGCCTGTCTGATACAGTTGGTTCGGCTGCTCGGTGGGCGGCAGCGTGGTCTGCCCGGCGGCGGGGCCAGCGGCGGCCGTTCCGCCCAGGCGCATCGCCTGTCGGGACGGAGCAACGTCGGGCGTTGCCGCTTCCCCTCCGACAAGCGCCGCCACGGCTTCATGGCCCGGATATTCCGGCGGCGCGTTCTGCGCGAGGCCCTGCGCCTGGAGTTCCTTGACGATCGGCCCGTAGGCCACGGCCGCCTCGGCCTCGGGCATGGCCAGCAACGCCTGTGCGGCAGCGCGCACGGGCGGCGGGATCTGCGCGGTCGTGGGTGACGGCGGCACGATGGCGGGCGCCGCTGCTGGTGGAACAGATCCCACGCGCGGCCCGGCGGCGGGGTTGTATTCGGGTGGCGCGGTGGCGGCGAGGGAGGCGCGCGGCCCCGCGTTGCCATAGTTCAGATATCGACTCGCGACAGCGGCTCGTTGAGCCGCCCTGGCATCGGCGTTCGCTGGTCTCTCGAACTCCTTCGTCCAGATCGCCGCCGCTTCCTCTGGCGTTTTCGCCTGTTTCAACGCGGCGCCGACATGCGCGTGCGTGCCTTGTGGGGATATCTCCCAGGCGGCGAACTCATGTTGCTGCGCCTCGGTCGGGTTCGGCCCATACCGCTTTTTCATCGCTTCCATGCGGTCGGCGTGATGCTGATAGAGGCCGAGCGATGTCCCGCCATCACCAACGGCGGCCGGATTAAAGCCGCTCTCGGCGGCGGGTCCGCCGGCCAGGATGCCGGCCACCTGGTGTGGCGTGTAACCCTGGCTCGACCAGAACGCGGCCGTGCGTTGAGCCACCTGCCCGGCCGGCGTGTTGATGTCGGGCGGACCACCCAGTGCTCCACCGCCGCCACCTCCGGCTGGTGCGGTGCCTGTCTCTGTCCCGGCCGCGTTCTTCGCGGCTTCTATCAATCTGTCGGTGAAAGCCTGATCCTTCGCCATTTGCGCCCGATCGAGGTCGAGCCTCTCCCGCTCGACGCCGAGATGTCCCAGCTCCGCGATGGACTTATCGACCGCCGCCGGGTTGAACAGCACGTTCGAAAACGGTGACGGAACGTTCCATTGAGTGAACTGTGGCATGGCTCAGGCGCCCTTGCTGTAGTCGACGCCGTAGCCGCCGCCTGGGCCGCCGTAGATCGACGCGAAACGCTCGTCATACAGTCGGTTGTTCGCGTAGTTGGTCGCCGCGTCGCCGATGCCCTTCGCGGCGTTGCCATAGATCGAGGACTGCGCGCTGCCTGCACTCAGGTCCGTTTGCGCCATGCTGGTTCCGGTGTTCTGGGATGCCGTGGCCTGACCGGACGCCGCAGTCTCACCGAGCTTCGATAAATCAAACAATCTGTTGTAGTAATCTGTGAACTCTCTGTCCGCCAATCCGCTGGCGTATTTTATTTCACCCTTGATGGTGGCCCCGGAACGCCGCATTCCCAGCGCCGCCGCACCGGCATCGACCCCGCGCAGACCTTCGGATAACTGCCACTGGTAGCCGGGGCTCGCCTGGAAGTTGGCCCGCGCCGCCGTCGCCGCGTCCGGCCCGTTCAGGCCCAGCAAATCCGCTGACCCGGTGTTGGCTGTCCCGCCCGTCGTCCGCCACGGCTCAAGATCAGCGCGCGACTGCGCTAACGCCTTCTCCTGCGCCGCGTTGGCCTTGTCGGCCGCGCTTGATACGGCGTTGCTTTGCATGACGCCGCCAATGAGGCCAGCGCCTGCCGTGATGCCCGCGGCTACAGCGAAGGGGATGACACGTCCTCCTCAAAAACGAGATTGTTTTCGGCGGCGACGACAGGCTCGCCGTCCGGGTCGGCGTGGTCGGCGTTGTGGATGCACAGTAAACCCGTCTTCGGTTCAAGCGTCAGGAACCCGTGCATCGTGTGCGCCGGGATCTGGATCAGAGACGGCGCGCGAAACTCGCCGAGCAGCCGTCCATCTTGCCACACCCTGACCGCGCCAGACGTGACAGCGGTCACGTGGCCATATTCGTGACTATGCTGGGGCAGTAGCGTCAGCGCGTCGGGCACGGTGTAGGCTTTCACGTATATGCCGCCGAAGATCGTCAGCGCCTCGGTGACGGGTTGATGCGCCGCGCGTTTCATCATTCGCACCTCATCGAAACGATACAGACGATCCTGTCACACTCTCCGGTGTTTTCGATAGAGTGGGTCAACAGATTATCGAACGTCCAGATCGTTCCGCTGACGAATGTGATCGCCTCATCCTCGCAACGAACCAGCGCAGACCCGGCCAGCGTGATGTGGCACTTTGTGTTGTAGTGCGCTGGCGCCCAGTTCCCCGCGTCCGAATGTGGCTCAATCTCCCTGTTTGGGGGAAGTTTCGTGATCAGGATCGAGCCCAGTTCCACCGCCTGCACCCGCGTCAACAGCGCGAACACCATCGGCCGCAGCGCGGGCAGCCGGTGCCACGCCGGCCAGAACACGTTCCGGTGCTCCAGCCGGCGCGCTTCCATCGTCACCTGTTCCGCCGACATGTATCTGACGACGATGTCAGTCATGGCTGAGTGAGGCGTTCCGGGATACAGCCGCCGCTCGGGGTTCTGGTCCCAGAGGTCGGCGGCGCGGTTCAGGTCGAGCAGCACCGGCACGACATCGATGCCCGAGGCGAGTTGCACGAACCGGCTCATGGCGGGAGCACCAGTAGATTGCCCGGCTCAGTCCGCTGGAAGTATTGCAGCAAGCCCTCGGGGCCATGCACCCGCAGATTCGTCGGTGACGGCGTATAGGTCCACGGCTGACCGTTCTGGCCGCCGCCCCACTGGCCGCCCTGATATTCATCGACGCCATGATAGCGCGATTGATCGCTGAACGTCGGGTGGTTGGGTTTTTTGTAAGCGTCGCCCGCGTGGCCGCTTCCGGCGTCGAACGAGCCGCCTGACTTCCAAAAGCCGCGCATGTCATAGTCGTAAACATCGGTGGCCGGGTTGCGCCCGCCGCGCGCCGCCGCCTGCTGCTGCCCCCACGCGAGGAACGCGGCCTCGTCCTCCGTCGACAGAGTGGTGTTGTAGCGGTTCGTGAAGTCGTAAGGGTCGACCTGCGGGGCCAGCCGGTTCACCGGAGATCGCGGATCGGCCTGCGCCATCATCAAACGGTTCGCCGGGCTGTCCATCACCGAACGCGCCTCGCGTAAACAATACCCGTGGCCGTTACCGCGCCGCTGGTAAAACCGCACTGCGCCACGAGATACGCGGTGACCGGGGTCGCTACGTTGATCCGGACGGCGCCTCCCGTGCCGATACGCAGTTGCGTCACTCCCGTCGCTCCGGCCACGCGGGTCGCGAGTGGGCCACCGGTCGCCGAGACAATGTTGATGGAGGCGGCGGCGTAGGTCACCGATCCGGTCGGTGTGAAGGTGATGTTGCCCTCTGCGCTCCAGTCTCCCGCCGTCAGCGGTAACGTCGCGATATCGGTTACCGTGCCATTTCCGAGGCCCACCGTGCCGCTGCTCGAAGCCTGGACGAACTCACCGATCTGGCCGGCGGGCGCATCTGAGCCGTCGATGACGCCGACAGTCAGCTGTCCCGGCAAATCCCGCAGCCGATCCGCCACACCGTCGTGGTAGGCGATCCAAGCGTGCGTGTGCTGCCCGTCCTCCCGCAGCGGCGCCTCGTTGGCTGGCGGCCTGGGCGTGATCGGGACCTGGGCCATCACCAGGCGCCCGGCTGGATGTCGGCGTCCACCGCGTATATGTGCGTGATACCGAACGCCGTGATCCTGAACACGCGTTCACGGAACGAACCCAACCGCGTCGTGAAGACACGCGTGCGATGATCGTAGGTCCGGATCGCGTTCAGTTCGCGCGGCAGGCTGAACAACTCGCTGCCGTCGTCGGACCAGTCGAGCCGCAGCGTGGAGGGTGCGTGCGCCGCGTCGCCGGTCTCCATTTCGATCTCCACGCGGGAGCAGAAATCGCGTTTCGTGCCGGCCCATATCGGCGGCAGTTGCACCTGCCGCATGACCTCGATGCCGTCCTCGGTCGAAAGTCCGATGCGCGGGGCGAAGATTTTGCCACTCCAATTGTCGCCCAGACCCAGCACCAGACCGCGGCCAACATCCGGAGCACTCCGCAGCCGATAGGGCGCGAGGCCATCCGCTGAGCTGGATCGCTCGTGCCAAAGTTCGGTGGCGGCGTCGTAGACCATCGTTCGCTGGTCCGTCGTTCCGACCGTGACCACGTAATACGTGTGTCCGTTTTGTGCATAAGTGAACGCCACCGCCGTCTCGGGATTACGATCCTCTATGCTCCGCTCGACGGCGTGCGTGCTGATGCGTTTGGCCTGATACCCGGCTGACCTGTAAACCACGTTGTCGGCGCCGACCCACCACACCGAACCATCGGCGATGGCCACGGCGGCGGGTGTGGCGATGGGCACCGATATGACTCCACCCGGCCTGCGACGGAACGGGAAGTCAGCCTCGCCAGCGTCATACCAAACTTCTATTCCCCCGTTGCCCATCAACCAGACCTCGCCCCGGTGCGTTACCGCCCGATTGGTCAGATTGCTCACGGTGTCGCTGTGCGCGAAGTCGAGCGCGTCGAAGTCCAGGGGGTCGGCCAGTCGCGAAATGAACCAACGCGCGGACGGTGGCGGATCGGTGAAAACGAAGTAACCATCAACGAAGTCGACAGATGATGCGCCCTCGAACACGTCGCCGCCGATTTGGTTCAGTGTTCCATCGTGCGTGCACGTGAAAGCGTTCGGCGGCACGCAGACCACCGCCGCGTTCTCGCCGACCGCGATCGTGGGAATGGTGGGCGAGCCATAGATGGTGGAGGACAGGCCGACGTATCCCAGATCCTCGATCGTCGGTGGTGCCGGCGGTGATCCGATCACGAACGTAATGCGGTAGAAATGATCGCCGGAGACGACATACAAGTGGCCTGGATGGTCCGCGTTCATCGCCAATATTGGCCCGCTGCCCGCCTCGTATAGCTCCACCAACCCCGGCACGGGCGAGAGCACGATCTGAGCCCGCGCGTCCTTCGGCGCCTGCTCGGCGAACATGTTGAGCAACCGTTCCGTCGTCAGTGGACGCGAGAAATGCGGGTAGCTTTGCAACGGAATGGACACGCGTTGAATGCCGGTCTTCGGGCCGAGTGCCTGCCGGAGGGATGCGAGCGCGTCAGACATCCGGGTCGTGTCCGTTCGGAAGTCGCGCGCGGAGTTCCGTCACCAGTCGCATGAGCGCCGCCTTTTGCGCCTCGGAGACCGCCAGCGCTGTCTGCGCCGCGTTCCGTTGCGCTTCCAGCATCGCCATCACGTCCTGAGGCGTGATCTGGAGGGGTTCATCTGTCATCTCACGGATTGTAACAGGGGATTTTACGGATGGCGCCGTCGATCTTCACCGAAATATATGACGACGGGGTCGCGGGAAGAGCGGTAGCGGCACCAGACGTCGCGGTCGATGTGATGGGTCCGTTCACATCAACGTATCCGGCGCCTCGCGGAACGAGTTTGATATCTATATCGGCGTCCGATCCGTTGGCGAGGATGCCCACCTGTCCGCCCGCCGGAGCCCCGGCCAGGATGAGATAGTTCACCGAGTTGGCCACGGGCGGCACGACCAGCAGATTGCCGCCCGTCGCGTTCTGAAGCGTCAGGCCGGTATTGTTGAACTCAAGCGACATTCCCAGCGTGGCGTCACTGATATTTCCCTGGATGTGGGATGTCTGGTTTCCGTCGCTGGAATACCACGTCAGCGTGTGGCCCTTGGCGAAGATGATAGCGTCGCCCGCGCCGGTAACGCCGTTCGTGCCGGCGATGGAATTGGCGCCGAATACGATACCCACTCCGAACGAGGTCGGGTTGGCGCGAAACGCGATCCCGGCGGACGTGTTGGCCGCGCCGGGCAGGGAGATGCCGCAGCCGCTCGCGATCTGATGCCCGATCGTTGAGCCGGGGAGTTGCGCGTAGGGTTGCGCCGCGACCACGCCGCCCTGGTTGGATACGTTGATTTCCATTCCGAACGTGATCAGGTCATTGACGCCCGCGAGTCGCCGCGCTTCGCCGTAGTAGGCCCACGCGTCCGATCCCGACGTCGTGTCGTCGTTGATGGCATACGCCGCGATGCCAATTGTGTTGTGCGAGTTGGGCGTTGTGTTGTCCGATGTGCGCGAGCCGCTGACGAACCCGAACTGGCCATTGATGCTGAGCACGGACATCGTGGTTCCGACCATGGGGCCGACCTCTGAGCCGCCTGTCGGGCTGGCCAGGAACGCCTGTAGCCAATCCTGCGAGACGTTTGGATATCGGCCATCATTCAGCGTCGCGGGGCCAACAAACAGACGATCAGCGATCCGGGCGACTGTGGCGCCATCCTGCACGAAGAACTCGCCGCTCAGCGGTTGGTTGATGGCCCCGGTGACAGTCCCGGTCACGGTCCCGGTGAGTGTCCCGGCACCGATATAAGCCTGCAACGCCGCCGCTGAGAAACGCCCCGATCCGGCCAACTCGCCGACGACCGAGGAGCCGCTGGTGAAGGAGCCCAGATCCGGCATGTCGGCGATGCGGACGCCGGGGAACGTGCCTGTCGTGATGCTCATGCCATTACCCCAATGTCGCGATGACGGTCAGCACGCCAGACGCGTTCGTGACTGTGTTCGTGCCGTCCGTTTTGATGCCGCCGAGCGTTGTCGGAGTGGCGATCGGCAGGACATAGCCGGAACCGCCGGAGCCGCCGGAACTGGGCGACGCGACACCCGGGCCGCCCGCGAGGTAGATCGCTTCTGACCCGTCAGTCAGAGCCGCCGGGTTCGGGTCGGTCAGCATGATGAGCGGCGCGATGGCGCGGGAGAGCATCGGGCGGACGTGCAGATGTCCCTCGGCCAGTAGTTCAGCCTCACCGCCGCCATCGGCATCGAAGTAAATCGCCCAGCGGCAACGCCTCGGCCACGCGCCCACGGTGCCGGCGGGGACGACAACACGGAACGTGGCGGTGGCCATGTCGTAGACGCTGCCGAAGCCGGTCCAGAGCGCCGTCCCAGGCCCCGCCACGCCGCCGTTGTGCCAACCGCCCCAGCCGTAGTCGTGGTCGCCACCCCAGCCGCCGCACCAGCGCCCCGCCGGCCAGACGAACATGGAGATGGCGGGGCCGCCGATGCCGCCGGTCAACGCGATGGGCAGCGCGTCGGAGCTGTCCCGATCGATGATAGACACGAGCAACGTCACGCTGTCGGTCCCGCCGAGCACCAGATCGCGGATCGGCACGCGGACAGGGGAGACGCGGTCCAGCGGCAAGGTCATGGCCATGGTCGTCATCGCTGCGGAATCTCCAGGCATCTGTCGATGATCTTGGTCAGGACTTCGTTACGAGCGCGGGTGTTGTAGATGGCGACCGCGAGAAACAGGATATTGAGAACCACGAGCGCGGTCATGGCGGGCGGCAACGCCTTGACCAGCTTCTCGCTAACGTTGCTCAGGGCCTCGGTCGCGGTCATGCCAGCACCTGAACACGAACGGCTTGCGACGGCACGACGGGCAGATCCACGCTGGCCCATTGCTCGATCAGGATTTGGCTCAGAACGACCTGACCGGTGGTGGACTGCACCGACGCCCATTGCTCGACCAAAACGATAGTGGCGCGCACGTCGGGGTTAGTGCTCAGCCATTCTTCTACTGGTTGCTGCGTGAGGCGAACGTCCGTCATAGCGCAACCCAACCTTGCGAAGCATGATCAATCTGGGTAATATAACCGGCATGGGACCGACACTGAATTGCCTGCATTGCGGCACTGAATACCGCCCCTATCCTTGCCATTACCAAACCGGCAGATCGCACTTCTGTAGTCGTTCCTGCTCTGACGCCCGACGCTACGGGCTGCCGGAAGAGCGGTTTTGGAGGAATGTGACCAAGACCGAGGGTTGTTGGGTTTACCGGTCTGCCACAGGCGGTGGTGGATACAAAAGACTTCAGATCAATGGTGATACGGTTTCCGCGCATCGCTTTTCGTGGGAACTGCACTTCGGCCCCGTTCCCGGTGGACTGCTTGTCTGCCATAGGTGCGACAATCGTCCTTGTATTCGTCCGGATCATCTTTTCCTTGGAACACACGCCGACAATGCCGCTGACAAAGTCAGCAAGGGCAGGCAGGCACGATGTGGCCCAGGGCCGACCCTGCCTCGCGGCGAAGCCCATTACGCCGCCAGACTGACCGAGGCAGATATTCGTCTGATCCGAAAGCGCCACGCGGATGGCAGCGGAACTCCAAAAGCCCTTGCCATGGAGTATGCCGTCAACAAAAGCACCATTCACAAGATCCTGCGGCGGGAAAAATGGGCGCATGTCAACTAGTTACCTTTACGCCACATTGAACATTGTTGACCGCCGCCGCCGTCCACGCCGCTGTCGTGTTCGGATCGGTGAGGTCTGTCCGCCACAGCCACCCGAATGACGAACTAAGCAGCGTCGGCGTGCTTCCCACCGTCACGGCGCCGCTCTTCATCTGCACCTGCGCCCCGCGCGTGCCCGCGTCTGACTTCTGTAGGAACCCGCGCGTCGTTACGGCGACGACGGACACCGGTGTCACGGCGATCGGCGCGATGGTGTAGAAGTCGGCGTCGTTGACGTTGGCGCTGAAAACGTAATCCGTGGCGCCATTCTGTAAAGTTTCATCGACACAACTGAAATTCGTGGCGCCCGTGCTGCGCGAGAATACCGCCGACGCATCAGATGCGGGCATTCTGGTATACGCCCTGATATCTCCGACCCACGGCACGCTCGACGCGTCGGAGCGCCAGAGGAGGTCGTCGAACTGGACGGCGTTGAGATTGGCGTTGTGAGCGACTGTCAGTTTGTTGGCGTAACTGTTCGCGCCGGGTCTCGTGTTCAACACCGCGCCGCTGTCGAAATCGTCTGATGTGTTGCCGTTCTTACGCGCGCGAAATCGGCCCACGGTGTTACTGATGATGACCTCGAACTCGAATGCGAACCACGTGCTTTGCGCGGTCACGGCGGTCGCGTAAGTGGCCAGGATCGTCCCGGCTGGCGTGGCCGAGGTCAACAAGATCGTCCCATCGCTACGGAACACGACACAGCACTGGTTTGTCACGGTGTCCGCGAACTGCAAATAAAATCCCAGCGTGGTGCCGCTCAACGCGGCGGTCTGACGATATGCCACCGTGACGTGATGCACCGCGTCATTCTGGCCACTGCTTTTCACCAGGGTTATGTTCGGGCCGCCCTGGCTTTGGATCGCCTGACCGCCGAACCGTCCGGCGACCAGCGAGACGCTGGTGAACGCGCCGCTGTCCCAATATCCCGCGATCGCATCCGCCAGGGCTGCATACGGATCGAAACTGTCTCCCCACGCCCAGGCCATTACGTCCTCGCACAGAGAATGCTGATGGATATGTCGCTCAAAGTCGCATCCTGTGTTGGACTAACCACCTGCAACACGTCACCCACCGCCAGACTTCCGCCCGCGCCCGCCAGTGTCGCCGACGTGTGGCTCGCGGACGTGACGGTGACGGTGCCCAAAGCGGTAATCGTGGCCCCCCCTGCAATCTTGTTCACCGTGAACACCGCGTTGCTCGTGGCCTGGATCGTGTCGTAGACCACCGTCCCGGCAAGGTCGGCGGGCACCGTCACGGCCATCGCCATCGGGGCATTCACGAGGGCGCCGGTCGCGGGTTTGCCGCTGAAAGCGAATACCACCGGCACCTGAGACACCGAGGCGGGCAACTGCTCAAACGTCGCGGAACCCGTGAGTCCGGCGAACGTGGTCGTCCCGGGTGGTCCGGCGGGGCCTGGGACCGTGCTGTCAGCGCCCGCTGGTCCGGGTGGGCCTGGGACGGTGCTGGCAGCGCCTGGTGGTCCGGCGACGCCGTCCTCGCCAGGAGGCCCCGGATTGCCCTGAGGCCCCACCCATCGCAACGGATCCGGCGGCCCTGTATCAGTGCCTGGATAGTCCGAATAGTGGATTTTATACGCCATGACAATCTCTCGTCCATTGCCAACAACCATGCGGGCCTTGTAGTGTCTTGAGGTCCCACGACGGAGTGCGCGATGGCATACCTAACGGAAGCGGAAGCGGCCCGCTTCGCCTCAAAACAGAAGAGGAAAGGGGATTGCTCATTGTGGCAAAGCAAGTTGGACAAAGACGGGTATGGCATGTTCTTTCTTCGCCGCAAGAACCGCCGGGCACATCGTGTCGCATGGTTCTCCGCTTACGGTGATTTGCCGGAAGGTCGCGTGGTCAATCATCTTTGTCGTAATCGGGCTTGCGTGAACCCACAGCACCTCCAGGCCGTCACCGTCAGAGAGAATGTCTTTCTCAACAGCACCGCCATCAGCTACATCAACAGCCAAAAGACCCACTGTCCGGCTGGACACTCCTACGACCGTATTTATTCCGGCCAGCGTTATTGCTCCATCTGCGACCGCGCGAAGAAGCAACGGCTCAGAGCGAAATGGCGACTGGAAGAAGATCCGCTCAACATCTAGGGCGCCGACTGCCATCAGAAATATTCGGCTACGACGCGTTCGCCGCTCGTCGGCAGCGCGGTGATGGCGAACAGCGAACGCATGGCCTGCACGACCTCAGCCTGATCCTGTTTCGCTGGCGGGAATTTCGGCGCGAGTTCGTAAGCCGCCAGCATTTCGTATGGCATCGCCGCCATCTCTGGAATGTCCTGGGAACTCCATCGCGCGATGCCCCGGCCGACCAGATCGGTGTGCACGGCCATGACAGCCTCGACGGCGACATCGTGCGACGAGATGCCCATGGCGCCTCGGCGAATGCGTCCCTCCAGCAGTGCCACGAGCGCGGGATCGGTTGTCTTGCCGAAGCTGCTCGCAGCCATCGAAGCCGCCAGTTTTGTGTATTCCTCGGCGAAGGCGCGGGGGACGGCGTCACCGGTCCACCAGACGATCCCCTGTGCGTCGAGCGCGGCGTGAACGGACGCCACGCGCTCCTGCATGAACGCAAGATCGGCGGTGGACGGGCTTTCCTCCGCCGCGATGACACCCAGTTCCACGAGCGCGGCCAGGGCGATGTTGACGACATCGACCATTTCCGTGAGGACCGGGCGGTCGTCGAGCGGCACCACGGCGACGTTCAGCCGCCGCAATGACCGCTCGGCGATCGTGGAGACGGAGACGCTCATCGGACGTTACCGACTGGCCGCCCCGGTCACGCTGCCCGCTGGTGGCGGCGGAACGTCACCGGGCTCGGCGATAACGCCCGCCGCGAGGCTGGACATGCGCGTGGCGTGCCCCGAGACCGAGTGCCTGGGAGCGGCCATGGTCGTCACCGGGGGAACCCACGGCTCGCCTGTCGGCGGCCCTGACGGCGCGTTCGGATC